CTAGAAATAGTTCTTTTTTATTGTATTATTAATAATATCTCCAACTTTTTCTAGAGTATCTTTAGTAACAGGAGTATTACTATTATTTATATGACCTTTCCATTCTTTATTAAAAGTATAACTACCATTAGTACAAAGTGTTTGCGCTATTAACATTATCCAGTTACCAACAGCATTTTGTTCAGTACTAGATAGATTATCTATAAGAGCAAGCCCTATAACAAAGGCTAGAGTAGTCAATGCTTTATCTTCAATATTTTGATTATTCATAGTAAATTTTATTCATTAATAGCATAAAATAGTAAAAAATAGTTAAAATAATTATTTATCTTATTGACATAAGTACTTAAAAATGGTATACTTAATTTGTTCTTCAAGAAGGATGCTCTAACAATAATAGATAGCATTTATCTTGTATGAAAAGTTAATATTTATATAGTAATGGACCCTTAGCTCAGTTGGTTAGAGCATCCGGCTCATAACCGGGCGGTCGCAGGTTCGAGTCCTGCAGGGTCCACCATAATGTGCGGGTGTGGCGAAATTGGCAGACGCGCTAGACTTAGGATCTAGTGGTTTATCCGTGGGGGTTCAAGTCCCTTCACCCGCACCAAGTGATTATTAACCCTTATTAAATAAGGGTTTTTATATTTTTAAATGTTATTAGGTACATTTTAGGTACATTTTTTTAGTTATTTATTTATATTTTCAATTAAATTAATTACTTCTTCCAATTTAGAATCATACATATGAGAGTATCTATTTAGTGTCATTGATATATCACTATGACCTAAATATTTTGATACAATAGTTATGTTTGCACCATTATTGATTAATAGAGAAGCACAAGAATGTCTAAAGTCATGAATTCTAATTCTTTTGACTTCAGCTATATCACACCATTTATTTTTCTTTCTCTCTATTGAAGTATCTGCTAGTGGCTTGAAAGTTCCAAATACAAAGCATTCATTTGTAAATCCATCCAATACAGAGTATTCTTTATAAAGCGTTTTTAAGCCTTCTAATGCATTTTTAGGAATTGGAATAGTTCTGTTACTAGATTGTGTTTTTGGAGGAAAAATGACATATTTTTGCCCCTTTATTTTTGATGTTAAAGTTTTATTTATTGAAATTGTTCCTTTTATAAAATTTATATCGTTCCATATCAAAGCTTGTATTTCGCCTCTTCTTAACCCGCAAAAGTACAATATTTCAAAAAAAACTTTGTACATATTATCATCTACAATACTAATGAACTTACTGAACTCATCATAAGTCCAAAAAAGCATTTCTTTTTTCATTTCGGTAGGATTTTTAAATTTACCAATACTTTTAGGAACTTTTGAATCAATATTATATAGTAAATTGGCATAATCAATTAAAGATAATACTAATGAATGCAATTGATTTTTATATACTGTAGATAATCCTAATTTATTCATTTCATCTTGAAATAATAAATATTGTTTGGCAGTAAGCTTTTCGATTTTTATATTTCCTAATATTTTTCCAATGTGTTTATAATATCCTTTAATTCTGATTATGGTAGTTTCTCTGCAACTCTTTTTTTTATATATAAGATACTCATTATATATGTCATCGAAGGTAGGAGACATAGTAGTTGTGTTACCTGTTAAAATTAAAAATTTTGCTTCTTCCTTAATTGCTTCTTCTTTAGTAGAAAACTTCTTGCTTTTCTTTTGTTTTATATTACCATAAATATCTCTATAATTACATTTAAAATACCAGATCTTATTATCTTTAGTTTTTTCTGTTTTTGTCTTATATACTGGCATAAAAATCACTTTCCTTTCTCTTTTATATTGAAAAGGAATTAATTCTATGCTATAATTATATTGCATAGAAAAATCCTAATCGTGCTAGATTTTGATTGTTTTATGTATTCTGACTAGGCTGTTCCAGCAGCTCTAGTCTTTTTATTTTGTATTTTTACATATATATTCTATTTCATTAAGTAATGCTTCACTATCTAAATTGTTATCGTAAGTAAAGTCAGTTATATATATTTGCTTTCCACATACATTATAGGCTTTGGGTTCAATTTTGTACATGTTTTCGTTATTTTCTTTTTCAACATTATAAAGATAAACAAAAAATAATGCTATAATTACTCCTATAATAATTTTATCAACCTTGTTATTCATATATCCTCCTAACATCTTATATAAAAACATTTAAGTTAATATATTTTCAGTTATCAATTATTATCTTTTATTTTCTTATTGTATTCTTCTACAGAGATTAAATCACTATTCAGAAGGTTATCTAATATTTTTTTTCTTTCATTAAACCAAACTTCTTTAGAAATATAATTTTCTTTCAACAACTTGTTTAAAAAGCCAAGATTTGCATTTGCTGCAAGTAAGCCATTCTCTTTTTTTAGATATTGTTCTTTGGTAAATACTAGATAGTCATTTTCTTTTGATTTTAAAATATTAATTAATTCTTCACTATCCATTGGTGAGTCATATCCCATCAACCAAGCTGGAGTGACTTTCAATGCAGTAGCAATTTTAAAAAGATTGTTTTGCTTTGGTAGGTAACTTCCATTGATATATGAACTTAATGCTCCTTTATTAATACCAGTGGCTTTAACAATGTCAGATTGTTTCATTCCCCTAACTGCCATTGCTTCTTTTATTTTTTTTCCAACTAAATTTTCCATATATGCCCTCCTTTTAATAGTTATCTGTATATATAATAGCATAAAAAAAACAGATTATCAAGTAAAAAAGTTCAATTTTCTAAACAAAAAGTGTTGACATATATTTATTTGTGTGTTATCATTTAATTGAGTTTAGAAAACTAAACTAAAAATGGAGGTGTTATTTTGGAAAAGAGAATAATATTTGATTATAGTTTGTTAGAAGGTAAAATAAAGCAATTTTACGATACGCAAGAAAATTTTGCAAGTGCCATACCAATGAGCAGAAGTGCTTTAAATAACAAGTTAAATAACAGAACTGATTTTTCTATAAGAAATATCAAAAGAATATCAGAATTGCTAGATATTTCACATGAGGAAATAGGAAATGTTTTTTTTAAAGTCAAAAGTTTAGAAAACTAAACTAAAAAGATAGATACTGGAATATCTATAAAATCTAGCACGAGAAAGGAAAATAAAATGGGAAAAAATAAAAAGAGACCTGTTAGTAATTATATAGAACAGGAACAAGTATTAAATAAACCTTGGTTAAGCACAGAAGATTTAAAAATTATATTACCACTAGGAACTAATGCAATAAATAATTTTAGAAAATCAATCTGTGATGAAATGGATAAAAACAACGAGTTTTATTTCAAAACTAGGCCTATATTAGTTCCTACTAGAAAAGTAGTAGAGAAATTAAATATAGATGTTGCTTTAATTAGAAGAGAAGCAAATAAGATGAGAAAGGCGGTGATGTAAATGAAAACATTCTTAAATAGAAATAAAGGAATAATTATCTTTTATGGATTGTTAGTGTTAATTACATTAGCAGTTACAAATGATGTTACAATACAAAAAATATCTGCTAGTAATAGTTCGGTAACACAACTAGCAGACAAATAACAAAAATAAAAAGTTCGTGTTAACTTTTTACATACATAATTATAGCAAAAAGTATGGTTTTTGTCAAATTTGGGGTTTTGAGATTTGAGTAAAGGAGGATTAAATGGCAATATATCGCAATGTATCATTATCATTTTGGGAAGACAACAAAATAGTAGATAACTTTACTTATAAAGATAAGTATTTTCTATTATATTTATTAACTAATCCTCATACAAATCTGATTGGTTGCTATGAAGTTTCAATTAGACAGATGTCAAATGAACTTGAACTAGACAAAAGTGAGGTAGAGGAACTACTGACTAGGATGGAACAGGTTCATAAAGTAATACTCTATGCGGAGGAAACGAAAGAGATACTTATAAAAAATTGGCACAAATATAATTGGACTAAAAGTGAAAAATTATTAAAAAAAGTAGAAAGTTTAATTCAATATATTAAGAGTGAAAAATTAAGAAAAGAATTAGAAAAAATATTAGAAAGGTATAGGGTATCGATAGGGTATCCATACCCTAGGTATACATCTGTATCTGTATCTGTTTCTGATTCTGATCTTAATATAAATAATAATATTAATATAAATAATTTAGATAATAGTACTAAACTAAATAATTTAGATAATAAAGAAGAATTAATATTTAGTAATATATTTTCTACAATAGAAAAAAACTTCGGAAGAACTATAGCACCATTAGAATGTGATGTAATTAAATCTTGGGTAGACAATAACATTTCAGAGGAACTGATTGTTTATGCTACACAGATAGCAGTTTGTAATAATGCTTGCTCGATTAAGTATATCGACCGAATATTAGAAGGTTGGCAAAGAAAGAAAATAACTACATTGGAGCTAGCAAAAAAAGAAAACGAAAAGTTTAAGAATAAAAAAGAATCAAAAACTGATGAAAGAGAGAAATGGGAAAATGAATAAAAAACAATTTAGAGAAATAACAGAAATGTTAGAAGAAAATTACAACAAAAAAATGGATATCAGAATATTTAACTTGTGGTATGAAGAATTAAAAGATTGTTCTGCTGATGAATACGAAAATATGGTTATAGAAGCTATTAAAACTAAAAAGTTTATGCCAACATTAGCAGAGATAAAAGAATTGAAAAGACCTAGATGGTTTGAAATAGAAGTTAAAAAAGTTGAACTTGATCCAGAAGATAAAATAATGCTTGAAGAATTGTTAAAAGATTTTAAATAAAGAAGAGAGGTATGATAAAATGAATAATTTAGTTTTAGTAGGTCGTTTAGTTAAAAGACCTGTATTAGAAGAAACAGAGAACGGTAGAAAGACTACAACAATAGTCTTAGCAGTATCAAGAAACTTTAAAAATGATGTTGGAGAATATGAAACAGATTTTATTCCAGTTAATTTAGTTGGACAAGTAGCAGAAAGTACTGTTGAATATTGTAAGCAAGGTGATGTAATTGGTGTTAAAGGAAGACTAGCAAGATTAGCTGGAAATGATTTACAAGTAGTAGCAGAAAAAATAAGTTTTTTATCATCAAGACCAAAAGATTATGATGAAGAAAACGATAGTCAAATAATAGTTGATTAGTAAAAAAGTAAAGTGAGGTAGAAAGAATGAAAGAAAAAATGCAAATAGCAGTGGTAGAACAATTACCAAAAATAACTGAAAAAATTAAAGAAGTTGGAGCAGAATTAGATAAAAGACTTGAAGATTTAAACTTAAATTCATTAGTATGCAGTGAAGAGACAAGAAAGTCTATCAAAGAATTAAGAACTAAATTAGGAGCAGAATATACAGACTTTGAAAAGCAAAGAAAAGAAATAAAAAAGAAGATTAATGAACCATATGATGTGTTTAATAATGCTTATGAAAAAGAAATAAAGTCAAAATATCAACAAGCAGATTTAACATTAAAGACTAAAATTGATGAAGTGGAGGATAGTTTAAAAGAAAAGGCTAAAAAATTAGCAATTGATTATTTTAACGAATATAAAGCTTCCAAGACAGTTATCAAAGATAATTACTTATCATTTGAAGAACTTAACTTACAAATTGGTTTAGATGGTTTAACAGATAAAGGTGCATTAGTAAAAAAATACAAAGATGCAATTATTGAAAAAGTAAACAATGTTGAAAGAGACATTGAAACAATAAACACTATGGAACACAATAGTGAAATACTTGTTGAATATCTAAAAAATAAAAACTTGTCTTTGGCTATCAAAGAAGTAAATGATAGACATGTAATATTAAATCAAGTACAAAAAGATTACGAAATAGTACAAGAAGAACAAAAACAAGAAGAAAAAGTAGTTGAGAAAGTAGAAGAAGTGTTATCTGCACCAGTTGAAGAACAAACAACTATTGATGATTTTGAAGAGCAAGAAGAATTATACGAGATGACCTTTAAAGTTAAGGCTACTTTACCTAGATTAAAGGAATTGAAGAATTATTTAATCAAGGAGGGATATATCAATGAATAATCAATTACAAAGCAAACCAAAGTTTAGTTTGGCAATTCAAAGTGAAGGCTATAAAAAATTAATTAATAATACATTGGGAGATCCAAAAAGGTCAGCTAAGTTTATTGCAGCAATAAGTAGTGCAGTAGCTACTAATCCTGGTTTGCAAGAATGCGATGCCGGAAGTATTCTTAGTGGAGCATTACTTGGAGAAGCACTTAATTTAAGTCCAAGCCCTCAATTAGGTCAATACTATTTAGTGCCTTTTGACCAAAAAAAATATAATGAAAAAACAAAAAAATATGAAGTAATATCTAAAAAAGCACAATTCCAATTAGGATACAAGGGATATATACAATTGGCTATTAGAAGTGGTCAATATAAAGATATCGATGTTATAGAAGTAAGAGAAGGCGAATACTTAGGTAGAAATAAAATTACTGGTAAACATCAATTTGAATTTATAGAAGATGAGGTTGAAAGAGAAAATAAACCAATAATTGGTTATATGGCTTATTTCGAATACTTAAATGGGTTTTATAAAAATCTATATTGGTCAAAAGAAAAAATGCAAAAACATGCACTAGAGTATTCACAAGCATATGCAAGTGATGTAAAAAAAGGTACTAATTATTCATTTTGGAGTAAAGATTTCGATGGTATGGCTTTTAAAACTATGCTAAGGCAATTAATTTCTAAACGGGGAATTATGAGTATAGACATGCAAGAAGCTTTAACAAAGGATATGTCAGTTATAAAAGAAGATGGAACTTGTGATTACGTTGATAATCAACCTATAGTATCTGTACCTACTGAAGAAAAAATAAATACCGAAGTAGCAGAAACAACTGAAAAGATTACAGAAGTAAAACAGGTTAATATAAATGAACTATAAAATAATTAATAGTGGCTCTGATGGAAATGGAATGATAATAGAAGATACTATTTTAATTGATTGTGGGATCTCATTTAAGAAATTAAATGAATATTACAAGAGATTAGAAATAGTTCTTCTAACCCATATTCATGGAGATCACTTTAATAAGAAAACTATATCAAAATTAGCAATTGAAAGACCTACATTGAGATTTGGCTGCTGTGAATGGTTAGTAAAAGATTTAATTGAATGTGGAGTAAATAAGAAAAATATAGATGTCTATGAAACAGGCAAAACTTACTCATATAAAACTTTTAAAGTAATACCTATAAAACTATATCATGATGTACCACAATGTGGCTACAAACTAAAAATAAATGGAAATAAATTGATATATGCTACTGATACTAATCGAATAGACCATATAATTGCTAAAAACTATGATTACTATTTTATTGAAGGTAATTATGAAAATGAGGAAGAATTACATCAAAGAGCAGAAAATCGATATTACGAAAGCAGAGTAAAAAATACTCATTTAAGTAAAGTAACTGCAACTGAATGGTTAATCAACAACATGGGAAATAATTCTAAATATATGTTTATGCATGAGCATAAGGAAAGGAATAAAAATGATATTAAGTGAGGAAAAAATAAAAGAAATAGAAGAAATAACTATGACTGATTATTGTACAAGAAATGGTTATGCTTCTATAGTAGAAATAGAAATAATGATTGATGATTTAATTAGTGAAGTAAAACATTTACGAGAACAATTAAAAAACTCAAAAGAAATCAGTATAAATGAGCCTGACTACGATGAAATAGGAAAAGACATAAGATTTGGTCTGTATGAACAATAAAGAAATAATAAAAAAATCGGATGAAATAGCTAAATATAAACATATGTGTAGATGTGGTCATTCAGTTGTTATTTATCCTTTTGAAAAAAGAATTAAAAAATTATGTAGTTGGTGTGGAGAATATGTTTACATCAATGAAAGGGAAGAATTTAAAGATAAATTAATGAAATTATTAGGAGGAATTAAGAAATGAACAAGGCAATATTAGTTGGAAGATTAACTAAAGATCCTGAACTTAAAATGACAGAAAACACAAAAAGAGAAGTATGTCAATTTACTATAGCGGTAAATAGACCATATACAAATGATGATGGCGAGAGAAAGGCAGATTTCATTAATTGTGTAGTATGGGACAAGCTAGCGGAGAATCTTTCTAAATATCAAAAGAAAGGTAATCAAGTGGCAGTAGAGGGAAGAATACAAACTAGAAATTATGATGATAAAGATGGTAAGAAAGTATATGTTACTGAAGTGTTTGTATCAAATGTTACTTTTCTTGATAGTAAAGGTAGTAATGATAATGTAAACAATCTAGAAGAACCGCCAGAAAAACCTGGCTCAATAACTACTGAGCAAATTGATAGTATGCCTACCGCAAATGATCCATTTGCTAACTTTGGAAACGAAGTGCAAATTAATGATTCTGATTTACCATTTTAGGAGAAATAAAATGAAAAATTATTGTGATAAATGTGGGAATTGTTGCTCGGCTATGATACCACTTACTAGAAAAGAAGAAAAACAAATAAGAAATTATATCAAAGAAAATCAAATTGCACCAGAATTTTTTCAAAATGAAAATAATATAAATTTACAATGTTGTTTTTATGACAAAGAAAAAAAAGAATGCAAAATATATAATGTCAGGCCGAAAATATGCAGAAGTTTTAAATGCAACAGACCTATATCAGAATTAAATAAAGAAAGAGATGAAAATCATACAAAAGTATATTGGAATAATATTGTTGATGGTAAAGAAAATAATATAACTGATATGAGATTGCTATTTTATAATGATCCAAGAAGCTTAATATGTAACCTTGTTTATGCAATAACCGATGGAACAATGAAGATGGATGAAGAACGTTTCACGTTTTTAAAAAGATATTTAAATAGTTGTGGGCAAAAAGAATTAGCAAAATGTATGAAAGGTGATTTTTATGATAGATGATACTGGAAAGATAGAAAAGTTCTTACCTTTATTATTTAGATTAGATAAAGATACTGTCTACGATGTAAAAATAGATAAACATAGAGAAAAGAGAAGCTTAAATGCAAATGCTTATCTTTGGAAATTAGTAACTGAAATAGGAAATGTGCTTAACAAGTCAAAAGAAGAAGTATATCTACAGATGCTAATAGATTATGGGCAATCTGAAATGGTAAGTATATTATCTGAAATAGATGTTAAAGGTTACTTTAAATATTATAAATTGGCTGGAACTAGCATCTTAAATGGTAAAGAGTTTAACCATTATAAAATTTACAAAGGTAGTAGTGAGTATGATACCAAAGAAATGAGTATTCTCTTAAATGGCGTAGTACAAGAAGCTAAAAATTTAGGAATAAAAACTAAAGATGATATTGAAGTAGAGAGATTGATTAAGGAGTGGTGTTAATGAGAGATTACAGTGTTATTATAAAAAAAGCATTAAAATATTTATCAATGCTAAAAAATGGCAAACAAATTAAAACCGCTCCTCAACTTTTAGATTTAAAGGAAACGATGGAAAAATTAGAGGAACTATTGTATGAAAAGAAATAGTCAGTATGCTTTATACAAAGGAGAAAAACTTGTTGGAATCGGAACAAAAAAAGAATTAGCAGAACTACTAAAAGTAAGAGTTGAAACAATAGCATTTTATACAACACCAACACACAGAAAAAGAAGTAAAAATGGTTATTGTGTAGTGAAAATAGAGGAGGAAAAAATGAAAGGGGAAATATTAGATATTGGAACTGCTCAAGAGTTAGCAGGAAATAAAAAAGAAATAGAAAGACTAAAAAGAGATAAAAACTTTGCAGAAGAAAGACTAAAAATGCTTCAAAGAAAATATGACAAGATAGAACAGAGAAATACTTTTCTTGAAAGTAGAAATAAAATATTAGAGCTAGTTGAATCATACTTACCCCACAGAATAAATGTAATATCTAACATGAAAGATACTAGATATGATTATTCAATACTAGAGTTAAAGAAATTATCTGATGCATTGGATATGGAAAAGGAAAAATTAGAGAATAAAGGGGATGGAGAAGATGAACGAGAGTGAGTTCAAGTTACAGTTCTACTTCAACCTTTATAAAGATAAATCAATGATTAATTCAAGTATGTTTAGAGCAAAGTTTAAGAAGTTACATGGTGATTTTAAGTATTTGGACAAGCTAGTTGTAGAAATAGAAAACTATCAAATTAAAAAGTATGGTTGTACTTTAGGAAATGGATCTATGGATAAAAATAGTAGACCAGAAAGGATTAGAAAATTATGAAACCCAGGGAATTAACTGAAAACGAAATAAAAAAATTACAAAAAAAGTTTCCGAAAATTAAGAAAAGAATACCAAAAAAAAGATTAACAAAAGAAGAAATACAATATAGGCAAGCACAAAGAAAAGCAAAGTGCGAAAATGTGTGCATATTTCTAATAACAATATTTTTTTTAGGAATTGCTATGACAAGCATTTATATTCTTTACTTGATGTGGACTTATAAGTGGTAAGGAAGTGATAATAATGTTCAAGTTTTATTTAAGTACAGTATTAATATATTTCATTGTTTATATGGCAAGTGGAATATTGATGAGAAAACAATTTATAAAAGCTAGAGATAAATTTAGAAAAGAGATGAATGATAACTCAAAAATATACGGAAATATAAAAACTATGATAGATTATTTATTATTATCTTTTATACCTTTAATAAGATTGCTTTTTCTGATAGGAAAATATTATTTTATAACTAATACAGATGATTTTATTAAAAAGGCAAAAGAAAGGGGCAATATTGATAATGACTGCTAAAGAGATGTTTGAAGAATTAGGCTGGAATAAGGAGGACTAAATGATTTTATATATACCATTAATATTCTGGGGGTTAATTGGTATAGGAGCAATTATAGGATTAATTATGATGATAAAGAAGTGGAATGATGAATAAAGAATTAGTTTTTAAAAAAGAAATGAGAGCCTTTGATATTAATGTTGATGATATTAAACCTGATGAACATATTTTTGGAGCAATAGAAGAAGCAATAATAAAAATGAGAAATGAATGCTTAATTGATAGATTAGAAGTTGTATTAAACAATAATTTAATAGATATAAAAGATAAAATAACAGATAATAGAACAATACTTGGTTGTAGGCTTTCATATGCTGATTTATCTAAAGATGTATCGTTTATTGTAAGACAGGATAATGAGCCAACTTACGAACAATTACAAAAAGAAAACAAGAGGCAAAAAGAAGTAATTAATAATTTTTTAGACATTGTCGATAAAAGTAAAATGTTATTAAATAATCCTGATTTATTAGATTTATATTTAAAAATAAAAGAGGTATCAGAATGAATAAAGAAATGAAAAGGAGAAATAAGAATAATGGATAGAAAAGATATATTTATGAGTGGTTTTAAGTCAAAAATAGGTTATTCATTTACTTATAAAGATTTGAACGAACTTGAAGCAATAATAAATTTTTATGAACAACAAGTCAAAAAGCAAAAAAAAGTTATTGATAAAATAAATATATTTCTTAATAATCACGATAAAAATGCAGGTAAATTATATTATAAATATAATAATAAATACCTATTAAGTGAAATTAAAGAAGATATCAGAAATATATTAAAAGAGGTGGAATAAATGGAATTAGAACTTAAAGAAAATATGTATATAAGAACTAAAGATGGAATTATAGATAAAATAATATTTGATTATAATGGTCATTGTGTTGACCCTCATTGCAAATGTAAACATCTTAGTTGTGCTAAAAATTATTATGATGAAGATGAAGTTATTAAAGCCAGTTATAACATAATAGATTTAATTGAAGTAGGAGATTATGTTAATGGTAAAAAAATAGTTGATATTGGTTGTTTAACTAATGGGCCTAGAGAAGGCACAAAGGTAATAGACTATTATATAACCCCCAGTGCTGTTAGTTATTTAGAAAATGAAGATATTAAATCAGTAGTGGCAAAAGAATTATTTGAATATATGGAATATAGAATAGGAGAATAAGTATGAAAAACATTAAAATATTTACTAACAATATCGAACAAGAAGCAACAAATCAAATAAATGAATTATTAGACCAAGAGGCATTTAAGGATAGTAAAATCCGTATAATGCCTGATGTTCATGCTGGTAAAGGCTGTGTAATTGGTTTTACTGGCAATTTAGGCGATAAGGTGATTCCAAATATTGTTGGTGTTGATATTGGTTGTGGTATGTTATGTGTTGAATTAGGTAATATTGATTTAGATTTAGAAAAATTAGATAAAATTATTAGAAAATATGTTCCTAGTGGAATGAATGTTCACGAAAATCAAAGATATAAATTTTTAGAATTAGAACAATTGTGTTGTTATAAATTATTAAAAAATAAAGATAATTGGTTAGAAAAATCTATGGGAACATTGGGTGGTGGAAATCATTTTATAGAAATAGATGTTGATGAAGATGATAATAAATATTTGGTAATACATACAGGCTCAAGAAATTTGGGAAAACAAGTTGCCGAAATATATCAAGAGAAAGCAATTAAATATTGTTCTTATGAAAATGAGATGAAAGAAGCAAAACAAAAACTTATAAAGGAATATAAAGAACAACACAGAGAAAAAGAAATACAAGATAAATTAATTGAAATATCAAAAAAATATGAGGGTAAAACAAAATTACCAAAAGATTTATGTTATTTAGAAAAGGATTTGAGATCACAATATTTATACGATATGAGAATATGCCAAGAGTTTGCTAAAGACAATCGTTTGTCTATAGCAAAACAAATATTATGTAATTACTTTGAACTGCCATATTATGAAGGATATAAAAGTGTAAGATTAAGGGAAAAAGCAATGTCCCCTTGCGATTGGTATACTCAAGATATGATTGAGAAGGATTTCTGGTATTTTGAAACAATACATAATTATATATCATTTGAAGATAACATAGTTCGTAAAGGTGCTATATCTGCTAAAACAGGTGAAATGGTATTAATACCAATGAATATGAGAGATGGTTGTATTATTGGAATAGGAAAAGGCAATGATGATTGGAATTGTTCAGCTCCACATGGAGCAGGTAGAATAATGTCTAGGATAAAAGCAAAAGAGGCTTTTAATTTAGAAGAATATAAAGAAAGCATGAAAAATATTTATACAACTTCAGTAAATGAAAATACCATTGATGAAGCACCATTTGTATATAAACCAATGCAAGAAATAATTAATAATATAGGGGATACAGTAGATATTATTAAAATTATTAAACCAATATATAATTTCAAAAGTGATGAATAGGAGGAATTATGAAAGATATAAATATTAATTACGAAGGCTTAACCTTTGAAGAAAAGATATCATTAAAAATAAATTATTTATTAAGTTTACCAGCAAGTGAAGCAGTAAAGAGTGCCTTACTTAACTTGAAGTGGGTACTTGAAATGTATCAGGAGGAAAAGGTGAAAGGAAGAAGTAGATAATGACTGCTAGAGAAAAAGAAGCATTAATAGAAAATGCAATAAAAGAGTCAAATACAATATCTGAAGAATACAAACAAGAATTACTAAAATACTACCAAAAAAAGAAATTATATATGAAGAATGGTGTATTTTCCTTAGAGGGTGATAAGAAAACATATAAAGATATGATCTTTGAATTACAAGACGAAAATCAAACTTTAAAAGATAACTGGGATAAATTAAAAGAATATATAAGAAAAACTAAACTAAATGAGTTTGAAAAATCATATGGTAAAAGATATAGTAAAACATTTACACAAGCAGAGGTAATAGTATGCAATATAATTATAGACCATATGCAAGAATTGGAAAAGGTAGATAAATAATGGAACCGCATAGAAGAAGAAAACTATTAAAGATAAGAAAATCTTTTCTAGAAAGATATAAACTAGCAAAACAATTTGGAGATAATTTCTATACCAAGTATTTTGCTAAACAAATAAGAGACATAGATGAAGAATTGGAGGCAATAAACAATGAGAAGATATAAAAGTGGTAGTTTTGATATAGAACATCCTATTTTAAGTATACTTTTGAATATTATTGTATGGTTAGGATTAATCATTGTCGTGTTCATTATAGGTGTTATTTTAATCATATTAATAATGTTACCATTTAATAATTGCTATGAAGGTTCAAAAATATTTGAGTATGAAGATTTAAATGGAAATATAGGAACTGCTTCTAATTGCCAATATACAGATAAAGAAAACAGAAGCGGTGGTATGGGAGAACCGATTTGTTTTGTTGGAGCTAAAGTTATAGCAGTGAAGTGGTATGAAGATAAAACACAATATGGTAGTTGCAAAGAAATGATGTTTGGAGGTAAATAATGAAGTTAATATTAGGAAAATTAAACAATGGTGCTATTTTTTACTGGGATATATCTCATATGCAATTGAAACCAGTAGTAGGAGATTATGCAATAGTAGGAAATAAAAATGATTATGATCTAGTAAAGATAATAGGAATAGTAGAAACTAGTGAAAAATATTATAAACAATTAACTCATGATTGTGAATTAAAACAAGCTGTATGCTTATTAAAAAGAAATATGATTAGAAATGATTAACAATATCAGGGGGAATAAGGTTATGGAAAGGGGAAGTAAATGTATATAGAATACAATGAGCTGTTAAAGCAATTCAAAAAAGCAGAGAGAAACTATAACGAAGCATTAGAAAAGAAAAGCGAATTAATATTATCTGTAATGCCAGGGGCGGTAAAGCCTAAAGAAGTTATGGTAACCATAAATACTTCACCAGACACTAATTTAATTAACTACACGAGTGAAATAGATGAAGTTGATAAATTGATTAACCAAAGCAGAAACACACGAGATATGCTAAATTATGAGCTTAAGAAGAAGCTCATAAAAATGAAAGAAGAAGGGGATGTATATGACAAAATATACATCTATAGATGGATAGAACATAGATCTGTGTATAAATTTCATAAATTAGTTGGTTATAGTAAAACACAAGTATATGATTATATTTCAGAAATGAAGAAAAAATTATATAAAAATGAAAGTTCGGACAAAATCGGACAAATCTAGGTATACAATGATATTGTGATAATATATAGTTCACATATTATACCTCACACTACCTATTAGTAGGTAGTATAGAATAGATATATAAATATGAAGCATAGATAACGTTGGCATTACTTGGTAAGTAAAAGAACCATTTTATAATGACTATGCTGTGAGAATACTTTTACAGGATTAATTATTAATTGCAAGTGATATTTAATTCAAATTCGTTTATATCTATTCTATAGTACTTACTAATACGAGATTACATACCTCCTTTACTCTATTAAATGATATTTATCTTTTTCATTTAGTATGTAATCAGAACATGGACACATTAGTGTCTTTTTATTATGCAAAAAAGGGTTGATTAGTATGAACTATAAAAAGTGTATGAAGAATAATACTTGCAAAACTTGTAGTGATTATTTGTTTTGCAAAGGAGAAACACTAAAAAGGGGTAAAAAGAAAAACAAGAAGGCAAACTTGTATAAAAATAGGAAGTGATGAAGATGGCTAAAGGTAAAAAGCTTAATAATGAAATGATATACAAAATAATGCTTAGTTATGCTGTTACAAGAAATTATAGTGAAACAGGAAGAAACTTGAATGTTCCAGAATCAACTGTTAGGAAGGTAATAGCAGATAACAAAGATAATGAAGATTTTGCTATACTATGCGATAAAAAAAGAGATGAGTTCGTAGAAAAAGCAAATCAAATTATTGATAAAGCAACTAATTTACTTGAAAAAAGATTAGATACTGCTTTAGAAAAGCAAGAAGAACTAGAAGAAATATTAGAAGAAGCATTGAGTATGGAAAATGAAGAATTTAATACTAGCGAAAAGAAAGCTTTGATTAAAAGAATAAATAAACTTCAAATAAATGGATTAAGTGAAATTACCACAGCCATAGGAACTATGTATGACAAGAGAGCTTTGGCTCAAGGTGACCCAACGAGTAATGAAAGAGTAACTATAAATATAGAACTGACTGATGAGTAATGGAAGTAAACATAAAAATATCGAGAAAAGTATTTAATGATGTATATATACCTTATTTAGATAATATAAGCAGATATTTGATATTTTATGGTGGTGCTGGTAGTGGTAAGTCTTTCTTCATTGTTGAAAGATACATATATAAAATACTTAATTCAAAATTAATGAACTTATTAACAGTTCGTGCTACTGGTAAGAGTAATAGAGATAGTACATTTGCTTTGTTCAAGCAAGTTATTAATAAATGGCATTTAGGTATGCACTTCAAAATAAATGAAAGTGATCTAAGAATAAAGTGTTTACTTAATGGCAATGAAATAATATTTAGTGGACTAGATGATGTTGAAAAGTTAAAATCAGTTACTTTTAGCAAAGGTGAACTTACTGATATCTGGATAGAAGAAGCTTCTGAAATACTAGAAAGTGATTTTAATCAATTAGATGTTAGATTAAGAGGTAAAGGAACTAAAAAACAAATAGTTATATCTTTTAATCCGATTGATATTAATCATTGGCTAAAAAAGAAGTTCTTTGATGTACCAAGAGATAATTTAACTATAGTACATACAACATATAAGGATAATAAGTTCTTAGATGAAGATTATAAGAAGTTACTAGAAAGTTATAAGTATACTGATGAGTATTATTATAATGTGTACTGCTTAGGTCAATGGGGTGTTCTAGGAAAGACTGTATTTGATGCGAGAGCAGTAAGCAGAAGATTGCAAGAAATAACTAGACCAATCAAGACTGGTTATTTTGAATATAAATATGATGATACAATGCCTGTTGGAAAGAAGATTACTGATGTAAAATGGGTAAATGATGAAAATGGTTATATAGAACTATATGAATTGCCTAACCTATACAAATATTGCATAGGTGGTGATACTGCTGGTGATGGCTCTGACTGGTTTACTGGACATGTACTTAATGCAAAGACTGGCAAACAAGTTGCAAGGTTAAGACATCAAATGGATGAGGATCTATATGTAAGGCAAATGTATTGTTTAGGTTGGTATTATGCTAATAAGAACCTAAAAACTGGTGTATTAACACCTGCTCTTATGTGTATTGAAAGTAATTTTAGCAGTTTTCCTAATAAAGAACTAGTAAGGTTAGGTTATCCTAATATGTTCGTAAGAGAGAAAGAAGATAGATACACAGGTATAATGGACAAGTCTTATGGATTCAAGACTACTTCATTAACAAGACCTGTTATAATAGCAGAACTAGTTAAAATAGTTCGTGAATCTGTTGAATTGATAAATGATAAATTAACACTTGAAGAAATGCTAACTTTTGTCAGAAATGAAAAAGGAAGACCTGAAGCACAACAAGGAGCCCACGATGACTTGGTTATGGGACTTGCTATAGCCTATTATTCAAGGACACAAGTAATATTCGATGTTGAGCCGATAGAAGTAAGCCAAGCATTCAATTTCAAGTCAGAAGAGCCACTAGAGGCTGATTATGGAGAGGAGATAGTGATCATATAATGAAAAAGAGAATGTTAAGAAAGTTAAGAGAAACTTGCAATGAATTAATTGGAGAGAAAGAAACTAATAAGATAATAACTGAAACAATAGAGGAAGTATTAGAAGAAACTAAACCTAAAAAGAAAACTAAAAAAGGTGATAAGTAATGGAAACAATAGCATTACTTTTTTTATTTGGTATCTTTATAATTTTAGCTTATACTTTAGGACTTAAAAATGGTCAAAAGTTAAAGAACGATGAAGAAATAAAAATGCCAGAAATTAATCCTGTTAAGATAGTTAGAAATGAAATAGAAACTTTTGAACAAAAGAAAAAGCAAGATGCCTATGATACTATGATGGCTAATATAGATAATTATGATGGAACAGGATTAGGACAGAAAGATATACCTAGTTAGGAGGCGCCAAAATGGATTTAAATGAATTAAAAGAAACTGACATATGGGAATTATATGAAAAAGGCAGAAACTATAATCGACTAAAGAATTTATATTCAGACACTGACAAGAATTATAGAATGTATAATGGTAATCAGTGGGCTGGGTTAAAGATTAGTGGAATAGAACCTATCCAGTTAAATATAATTAAGCCAATAATTAAGTACAAAGTTGGAGTCATCAATAATAATATGTACTTACCTGTATTTAGTGCTGAAAACTTCGAGAATAAAGAGTTTAAAGAAGTTGCAAACAAAACTTGTGAACTTCTTAATAAATTGGCTGCTAAAGTGTGGGAAAAAGACAATATGGACTATAAAACTAGAGCTATAAGCAAACATTCTGCTATTAACGATGAATGCCCTGTCTATGTTGATTATGATGAAGAAACAAATATGCCACGAAATGAAATACTATCAAAAAATGATGTGTATTATGGCAATGAGAATGATTCTGATATACAAAACCAACCACATATTTTAATCAAACATAGAAAACCAGTTATTAATACTATTGAGATGGCTAGGTTATCAGGAGTGTCAGAGGATAAATTAAAGTATATAGTTGGTGATAATGATACTTTTGAAGAAGCTGGAGAAGATTCTAGAGAAGAAAAAGATGATATGGTAACTATTATTACTAAGCTATATAAAGAAAATGGTACAGTCCATTTTAGTCAAGCAACAAGATATTGTTACATTAAAGAAGATAAAGATACAGGATTAACTCTTTATCCATTAGAACACATGCTTTGGGAAGAAAGAGAAGGATATGCTAGAGGAGAGGGTGAGGTTAGATATTTAATACCTAATCAATTAGAAATTAATAAGACTATAATGAGAAGATTAATATCTGCTAAAACTACTGCTTATCCACAAAAAATTGTTGATATATCGAAAATTCAAAATCCTAATGCAATAGACAAAATCGGAGGTACTATTAGAGTTAATGGTCAAACTGTAGATGATGTCAAGAAAGCAATTGGAGTTCTTCAACCGGCACAAATGAGTGCAGATGTTGAAAAAGTAATGAATGAGTTAATATCTACTACTAGAGAACTAGCAGGTGCTGGAGATATTGCTACTGGTGATGTTAATCCAGAAAGTGCGAGTGGTAAAGCAATACTTGCAGTACAACAAGCATCACAAATGCCTGTAACAGAGCAGACATTATCATTAAAGACTGCTTTAGAAGGATTAGCAAGAATATGGCTAGATATGTGGAAAACATATGCTACAGATGGTTTAGTAATAGACTATGAAGAATCTAATCCAACTACTGGTGAAATAAGTTCTAGACCAGTTAAGGTGCCTTATAGTGTATTACAAGAATTACAAGCAAATGTAAAGATAGATATTACACCTAAGAGCCCTTATGATAAATATGCACAAGAGTTATCATTAGAAAATATGCTAAAGGCAGGATACTTTACTGCTGAAAGATTAGCAGAATTAGAAGTATATGTAAGCTTACTAGATGATGATAGTTCAATGCCTAAATCTAAGTTAGAAGAAGCAATAAAGAAAATGAAAGAATCTCAGCAAAGAATAGCGGATATTCAGACACAGGCTCAACAATTAAAAATGCAAGCCAATAACTTTATTGCTAATCAGCAAGATATAACAGGTATAGGACAATATGGAAACCAATTAATTAATCAAGCAATGGCTACTAGATAGTTATTGCTTTTTAATAGTCCAAGCATTGGAAGACTTTAAAAGAAAATGGAATAGTGAAGTCAAACACTTAAAAAAATAGGAGGAAAGAAAATGAACGAAGAATACGATGTTCAAACACCTGTTACAGATGTAACTGAAAACACTGAAGCTCAATCAGTAGAAGAAAACGAGGAAGGTATAGAATTAACTGATACCGCTTCTCAAGAGGAAGAAAAACAAGAAGTTAAAACTTATACTGCAGAAGAAGTAGAAAAGATGGTTAATGATAGATTAAATACTTTACTTCCGAAGAAAATCGAAAGAGAAAAAAGGAAGATGGAAAAGCAATATTCTGATAAATTAGCCAAATATGAAGAAACTGACAGTATATTAAAGGCAGGTCTTGGAACTAAAGATATCTCTGAATCTAATCAAAGAATGAGAGAATTCTATAAAGAACAAGGAATTGATATACCTGCTTATTCAAAACCTAGATATTCTGAAGAAGATGAAAAGATTTTAGGTAAGGCAGAAGCTTCTAAAATCATTGATTTAGGTTTTGAAGAAATGCAAGAAGAAGCAAATAGACTAGCTACTATTGGTGCTGACAAAATGACACCTAGAGAGAAAGTTGTATTTAATACTCTTGCAGATGAACTAACTCATCAGAAACAAGTTAAAGAGTTAGCAGAGCTAGGTGTAAAAGAAGAGATACTAAATAATTCTGAATTTAAAGAGTTTGCTAGTCAATTTACTTCAAAAACACCTATTAAAACAATATACGAAATGTATAATGTTACTCATCAGTCTAAACCAAAGGCTGAAAAAATAGGAAGCATGAAAAATACCATTTCAAAAGAAGAAAAGGACTTTTATACACCAGATGAAGTAAAAGCACTTACTCCTGAAGAATGGGAAAAACCAGGTGTCTGGGAAAAAGTAATGGCTTCTCAAAGAAAATGGAAATAAGGGAGTGATAGAAAATGAACGATGCAAGACAAACAATTTGGCATCAAGGGTACGAAAGAGCCCTAAAGACTATAACTTCATTGAGAAATCATAGTGATTTCAAATATGAAAAAGATACACATAATGCAAGAAAAGTAATAATTTTAAATGCAGATAAACCTTTAGTAAGAAAATATACACCAGGAGTTTCAATTAAGAGAGATAAAGCAAGTGTAACTAAAAAAGAATTCGAAATGGATCAAATGTATTATTTCAATGTTGGAATAGATCATGTTGATAAAGCACAAACTGTTCCAGGAGCATTAGAAGCAATCTGTGAAGAAGGAGCAATTGCACTTTCTGAAGAAGGAGACAAATATGTTGCTAAACTAGTTAATGATGGTGTTAATGATGGTACTGTTGAAGTGGTTGATGGTACATCTGCTACTAAATCAAATGCTGTCGAGAAATTAGAAGAAGGCTTTGTTAAATTATATAGAAATAATGTTCCTAAAAACACTGAATTATATTCAGAAAATGATCCAGGATTTTACAGTAAAATCAGACAAAACTTAACAGAGTTATATACTAACAATGTTGAGATGGCTAAGAGAGGTATCGTAGGTAAATATGGTAATGCTTTAATTACTATCGAAAATCTTTTACCTAAATTAGATCCAACATATGCGGTTACAACTGATACAGATATTGTTGAAGGTAAAACTTATTATACAAGAAGTGGAGAGTCAAGTGCTTATGTTTATACAGAGGTTACTTCTCCAGCTAAATCAAGTTTAAGTTCTTATTATGAAATTACTGGTTATGGAAAAGTTCTTAACTTCTTAAGAACTAAAAAGGCTGTTGCATTTGCAGAACAAATTGAGAAAGTCGTTAATTACGAAGTTCAAGATGGATTTGAAACTGCTCAAAAAGGTTTATATGTGTATGGTGGTCTTTTAGTAAGACCAAAAGAAATTGTGTGTATTAAAACAAGTCTTTAAAATCAAAGAGAGAGTAATCTCTCTTTTATCGTGTGACTAGTGTAAAGAATGGTGCAATTCCATTCCTCACGACCAATAGGAGGAAATATGAAAGTTGAATATTATACATTGAAACCAAGTTTAAAACAGTATTTTGGAAGAAAGGTTAATAAATCTTTAACATTTGATGAATGGACTGAAGATAAAAAAGTACATCAGACTTTGAAAGATTTAGAACTTGTAACCGAAATACATGATGAGAGAAAAATTAAAATGATAATTTTAGGAAAAGAAGAAATAATCACTACCGAAGAAATAAGTACTATAAAGCAAAAATTAGTAACTGGGGTGATTTTGATTTGGGATGAACAACAAGGCTACATAATCCCACCATATGAAATGGCTACATTGGATGAAATAGAAAAAGATTTAATTGCCATGAAGGATGTATATAGGAGTGATGATAATGACATTACTAGAAATGAAGAAAAAAGTATTGAGACTGATTGAGGAAATAAATGATAAAAGTGCCTTATTAACTGATGATCCTGATATAGCAAATAAAATAAATGATGTTATAAATCAGATTCAAAATGAACTTGCCAGAATAAAAAAAATACCTGCTAAAGAAGAATTAGAAGTAACTAAAGGTGATGAGATTGACTTTTCTGAGATAGCAAAGGATTTATTTCAAATTAACATTGTTAGGGGAGTCGAAAATGATATTGTAGGTAATACTATTAATTTCTATGGTGATGGTGTTGCTAAAATATATTATTACAAGTATCCTAAACAAATAACTGCTGATACAAAAGATAGTGAGTTTACTTTTGATTTATCAACAGATGTACTTGAAATAATGCCTTATGGTGTGGCTGGTGATTTACTTAAATCTGATATATCAGCTAGTTATGGACAAGTTTATTCAAATAGGTATGAACAAATGTTACAAAGATTAGATCCAAGATTTCATACTGGTAGTATTTATCTAGAAGGAGATGATACTTATGAGTTCTTATAGTAGTTCTGGTGGTGTTCCTAGTGGAGCATTAGTTACTAGAAAAGTAGATAACTTTGCAGGTGTTGATTTCAGTAATAGTGATACTAATTTATCTAGAAGTCCTGATAGCTTAAACATGTGGAAAAATTACAAAAATAATAGTGCTGGAATAGAAACAAGACCTGATATGGAATTAGTAGAAGAATACAATAATACCATATTAGGTCTCTTTTTTTATGATATAGGCAATACTACTCATAAAATAGTTCATTCAGGAACTAAACTTTATGATAATGGTACTGAAATATTTAGTGGTATGAATTTAATTAGAAGTCAGGCTTTTATATTTAATAATATATTTTATATAAAAGATGGTTTAAATTATCTTGAATACAATGGAGCTGAAATAAAAGAAGTAGAAGGTACTATACCAACTACAACAATAGGAGATCCTACTGGGGAGGGAACAACATATCAAGATGTAAATTTACTTACTGGACTTAGAAAGAATCTAAGAATAGGTGATGGTGTAACGACAAAGTTTAAACTAGATACCGAAAACATAGATAGTGATTATGTAGTAACTGCTAAAGTAACTATAGGACTAGACACACTTACTTATGTTCAAGGCAAAGACTTAACAGTAAATGTTACAGAAGGAAGTATTACTTTTAATACTGCTCCTGCTAAACCTACTACTGATGGTCAACACAATGTTGAAATATTATTCAGAAAGACTATTCAAGGATATAGAGATAGAATTAACAAGTGTACTATGCTAGCAGTATTTGATAACAGAGTATTTTTTAGTGGAAATCAAGATTATCCTAATGCTATTTTCCATAGTTCATTGGAAGACCCTAGATATATTAGTGATTTAGATTATTACAACGAAGGAATGGATTTAGCAAAGGTAAAGGCACTGATACCTAGTAATAATGCTCTATGGGTGTTAAAAGAACCATCACAAGCAAACACTACAGTCTTTTATCATAATCCAGTTGTTGATAGCACATATGGAAAAATATATCCATCAGCGCATTCAAGCATAACAACAGGTTGTGTCTCTACTGGAATTAACTTTAATGATGATATAGTTTTCTTTTCTGATAGAGGTATGGAAGCAATTAGTGGGAATATTACTTCAGAGCAATTACTAGCACATAGATCTAGTATGGTTGATGGTAAATTATTAAAAGAATCAAATTATAAGAATATGATGTTAGAAGAGTGGGAGGGCTATCTTTTAGTAATTATAGATAACAAAATTTATTTAGCAGATAGTAGACAAAAATATCAAAATATAAATGTTGAATATGAATGGTATTATTGGGAGTTATCTTGCAATATTACTTGCACTTCAGTTAAAAATGGAGTGCTTTATTTATGCGGTAACAATAAGATTTATAAGTTAACCAAAACTAATGGTGAAATAAGTTCTTATTGGACTACTAAGCATGATGATTTCAAATATCCAGAATATCAAAAAACAACTAATAAAAGAGGCGGTACTGCTGAAGTAAAAGGTGAAAGTATAAAGATAGAGGTCAAAACAGATAATAACGACTTTGAAGAGGTTAATACTTATGACAATGTTAAGGGATACATAGTTTATAGAATTAAAAAGAAGAAATGGAAACGATTACAAATGAAATTCAGTTCTACTAAACCATTTGGTTTAAATAATTATACATTAGAGTCATTTGTAGGTGGATATGTAAAGAGGTGATAAAATATGGCAATTTATGATGTTAATTACGATGACAAAAGGTTCAAAAATGTCGAAAATGAAAAACAAAGTGAATTAAATAAATATAATGAAACTTATGATAATTTAATAAATGAAAGAAACAACTTTACTAAAGAACAACAGGATATGGTTGATAGATGGGAGAACACTCAAAAAGATGTAGCAAATAAAAATCTTGAATATCAGAAAGATTTAATCGAACAACAAAGAAAAAAATCTGAACAAGCATATCAAAATGAGGCTAAAGCATCTTATATTGATTATCAAAAAGAAGTTGATAAATATGGTGTTAGTAGAGAAAATGTTGTAAATAATGGATTATCTAATAGTGGTTATGCTGAAAGCTCAAAAGTTGATATGTATAATACTTATCAAAATAGACTTGGTACTGCAAGAAAGAGTATGCAAGATGCTGGAATAGAGTTTGATAATGCAATTAGACAAGCACAATTATCTAACGATGAAAAACTAGCCCAAAATGCTTTAAAAGCATTACAAGATAAATTAAATATTGCATTAGAGGGATTCAATTATAAATCAGATCAGGAAAATAATAGATTGAATTGGAATAATACGATTAATAATAATTATTACAACAGATATAAAGATGTTGAAAGTCAAATTAATTATGAAAATGAAACTGCTGAGAAAATTAGACAATATAATGAGAATATGGCATATCAAAAGGAACAACAAAGATTAGAACAACAAAGATGGGAACAACAAATGGCATACCAAAGAGAACAAGATGCTATTGCTAATGCTCAAAAATGGGCTAGTATAAATGCTAGTTACAGCAGTGGTGGAAGTTCTTTGTCAGATGGTGGAAGCCTTAATGATGGTGGCAATAGTAGTTCTTCTAGTAGTTCGTCATCAAATAACAATTTAATAAAGAGTAAATATAATAGTTGTCCAGCATTATCTAGCAAAAAAGCTAATAACTGGTCTAATTCTAATATATTTACTTCTAATACTATAAAAAATGGTATTTCTGAATCTGAATTAGAAAGAAAAATATCTGCAGGTTTAAAAAATAAATCTATTACTAAAAAAGATGCAGATAAAATATTAACTTGGTTTGGCCTATAAGGTGGTGATTATATGAGTAGTATTCGAGAGAGATTACTTGGGAAATCAAAAAGAAATTCTAGTATAAGAGATAGACTAGAATTGAATAGTTCATATTATAAACAAGAATATAATAATCAATTATCAAAAAGAAATAATATTCAAAAAGATATACAAAAAAACACTTATGAAAAGGGAGTTCAAACTACAGTAACTCCTTTTTCAACACAAAGAAATATTTTACCTATTCAAGAACAGACTGAAATTACTAAAAACAAAAAATTTGAAGTAACCGCTGGTCAAGATAAATTGGGGCAAAATAAAAGCATAGAAAATAAGTATCAAGAAATAAAAAAATCAAATGAATATAAAAATCAGATGAAACAATTAGAAGAACAATCAAACGAAGTCGGTTATGCTAAATATAATTACGATAAACAAAGAATTGCAGAAGATGATATTGGCTGGTATGATAAATCTATAGGAAGAGTTGCGGGCGGTATAGGAAGTCTTTTTGATTATAATGGTGGATTAATAAAAAATGAAAATGGTGACTTAGAATATTTACCTACATTTAATCAAATGAAACACCAAAAGGTTAAAGAAAATTATAAAACTGGTATAGGTAGATTTGTTGGTGATGTTTTATATGAAAGTGGTAAAATAGCAGGATCAACATTGATTAATCAAGCTTTACCTGGTGTTGGTTCTACTATGTATTTTGGAAAAATGTTTGTGGATAGTACCAATCAAGCAGTTTCAGATGGTTATGATACTAGTAGTGCTACAATGTATGGTTTGGTTAATGTTGGACTTGAATATGGTGTTGGTAAGATGCTCGGCAGTGCAACTAAAGGTTTAACTGGAGGAAAAAATGGTGATTACGAAGAATTATTAAAGAAAACATTTACTAATATAACAAAGAAGCCTAAAATTGCAAATATTTTAGCAAATGCAGGCAGTGAGGCTACTGAAGAATTTGTTCAAGAATATTTAGATAATATTAGTAAATTGCTTATTTTAGATAAAAATACTAATATTAAAGATTATGCTTCTGTTTTCTTAGATGGTGATGTACTTTCTGATGCTTTATATTCTGCTGCTATAGGTGGTGTTACAGGTGGAATTATAGGTACTGCTACTGGCAAAGATACAAATGTAGAGAATAAAGATGTAAATCTATATAAAACATTTAAAGAAGAGTTAGAAGAAACAAAGAAAAATACTACAAATAAAGAAACTATTAATAAAATAGACACAATTATTTCTAATATTAATAGTAATATTAATAATAATTCAAATGTTAACACTAATGTAGATACGATAACTTCACAAATTAATGAATATGAAACATTAAAAGAACAAAATAAATTGACTAGTGAACAAGAAATAGAATTGAATGAACTTAAGAATCAATTAAATGCTATTCAAAATCAAAATACTGGTACAAGTACTTCCATAAAAGAAGAGGCAAACTTACCAACAGTACAAGATATAGTTAATCAAGAAAAATTAAGTCAAAGTGGCATTAATTTGCCAGTATATAATCAACAAAGTAATATTAATAACTCTGATAAGGCTATTTTGCCAACTGTGAACGATTTTAATAATTCTAATATAAATATACCTACTAGTGATATAAAGGTTGATATGGCTAAAATAACCTCTGAAATATTAAATGATATTAAAGGATTTAAATTAGGAGATCCTAGTATTGAAAGTTATAAAGGTAGTTACATTAAAACAATGTTAAATGAAGTTGGTATAAAAGTGCCTACTGCTATGAATTATGTAAGTGAAGTAAGACCAGACATGAGTTTTACCACAACTAAAGATTTAACTAGACAACAATATGCTTCAATTGGAAATGCTCTTCAAAAACTAAGAAGTGTAGATGTGACTAGTGTTAATAATGCTAATTATAGTATTCCAATAGGCAATTATCAATATGTTAAAAGTTCTAATACAAATATAAATGAATTAAGAAGGACTGCAAGTATGTATTTAAACAATACTGCTAGATCAAACAATACTATTAAGTTGCTAGAGAATATAATAAAAGATAGGAATTATATAATAAGATTTAATCCTAATATAACTAATGAACAAGGTGTACCTGTTAATGGATTAATTACAAAAGAAAATGGTAAAACTATAATTGAATTAAATCCTAATGCTGATAATTATGTTGAATTTTTGGTTGTTCATGAAATAACTCATGACATAGCAACAAAAGAAATGAAGGAATTAATACTTGATTATGCTAAACAAGATCCTGAGTTTGAAAAATCATTAGAATCACTAAAAGAAAGATATAAAACTAATGATGTATCAGATGAAGTCGTAGCAGATGTATGCGGAGAACTATTCGGTAATAGAGAGTTTATTCAGTCAGTAGTAGAAAAGAAGCCTAATATATTTAAGAAAATACTAAATAATATTAGAAAATTAGCAGAAAAAATTAAGGGTACTGGTGCTAATGAGTATGTAAGTTTTGTTGAAAAGTTAAAAACTATGTGGGAAGATGCATATTATAGTAATAAGAGTAATCTTAAGAAAACTGAATATATGATGACAGGAATAAAAGGTGCTAGAAATGCTATAAAAAATGATAGTTATAATCAATTTTTAAATGACAATTATAATAAAGCATTAATATATAAGAAAAATAATATTGAAAATGAGCAAATTCGTAGAAGGACTGGATGGTTTCAAGACAGCAAAGGTGATTGGAAATTTGAGCTTAGTGATGACGAGGCCAAAATTATTAAGAAATTAGAAAAAAATAATACATATCAATTGAAGGAAATATTAGATCATAATGACTTATATGAAATGTATCCTAATTTAAAAAATAATAAAGTTAAATTTACTGATTTTGGCATAAGAACTGATGAAAATGGGAAAAAATACATAAAAAAAGGTAGAATTAATAATATAACAAATACTATATCATTGAATAATGAATTAATATCTAAGGGAAATGATGCAGTATTAGATACATTAATACACGAGATTCAACATAGAATACAAAAAATTGAAAAGTTTACACAAGGAACTACTTCTGCTATTGGATTTGAAAATTATCAAAATAACTTTGGTGAAAAAGAAGCAAGAGATACATCAAATAGAAGAAAAATGAACTACGAAACTAGACTCAAAACACCGCCTATATCTTCATTAACTGATAATATAATTGACAAAAACAAAAACAAATGGTATTCTTTAAATGAGGTTGAACAAGATGCTCAAGAAAATAATACAATTTCTTCACAAAATGTATCTGAAAATATTTATAGCAGAGGAAAATTGGGAAGAAATACCAAAGGACAAGAACTAGAAAATAGTTCTTTTTATAAAGAGTGGAATGATTATCTAAAAGAAAACTTTCCATCATCGGGAACAAAAACTAAAATGTCTGATATTAAGTTACCTGTTAGGGAAGATATAAAAAGTAGTTCTAAAAAGAGCAAGATTTTAAATCCAAATGAAATATCAAAATTAACTAAAGAAGATGCTAATACTACACCAATATTACCTAAAAGAGGAAGTGTAAATAAAGTTAATGATGGCAATAGCCATTTTGCTAAAAACATTAAAGATAAAGTTAATATGCTAAATGTAGAACAAAAGGCTGAAATACTTTCAAAAGAAGATGTTAGATATTATGATAAAGTAACTAATAAAGAAAGTTTGGAAAAAGCTTTCAAAAAAATAAATGATGGTGGCAGTTCAGAAACATTAAGATGGGTAAAACAAGATAGTAAGAATGCAAATGCTACAGATGTAGCAGAAGGCTGGATTTTACTAAAACAATATGCTGATAATGGTGATTATGATAGTATGGTAGAAGTTGCTAAAAAAATGAGAGAAATTGGAACAACTGCTGGTCAAACAGTACAGGCATTTAATATTATGGAAAGAATGACACCTGAAGGTATGGTAAAATATGCTCAATCTGAATTATCTGAAGCTTATGACAAAATGGTTAAGAATAAATCTAAAGAATGGATAGATAAATATAGAAAAGACTTTGACTTAAAGCCTGATGAGGTAAAGTTTATCATGGATACAATGCAAGAAGTACAAAATATGGAAGATGGCTATGATAAAAGAGTTAAACTTGCAGAAATACAAAAATTAATGACCGATAAACTACCACCTGAAAAAGGTGCAAAAATTAGATCTTGGATGAGAATATCTATGCTGTTTAATCCTAAGACTCAAGTAAGAAATGTTGCTGGTAATGCTTTAATAATGCCAGTTAATTCTTTTGGCGATTTATTTTCTAGTTATGCTGATAAGTTAATCGCTAAGAAAACTGGTGTAAGAACAACCGGCACTACTAATGTAAAAGCAATGCTTAAAGGTATTAAAAAAGGAGCCTATGAGGCTACTAACGACTATAAAAAAGGAATCAATACCAAAGATATGGAAGGCAATAGATTTGAAATATCAGATGGCAAATCATTTAGCGAAAAAAATTTAATGGGAAGGACTCTAAATAGAACAGAGTCTTTATTAAATTATGTTATGGATGTCGGTGATAGAGTATTTAGTGAAGCGGCTTTTGAAAATTCATTACAAAACCAATTAGTATTAAACAATACTACCGAAATCACACAAGAAATGATAGATATAGCACATCAAGAGGCTTTATCTAGAACCTGGAATGATAATAATAACTATACTAGATTTGTTTTGGGCGTAAGAAAAGGACTAAATAAATTAAATGTTAATGGTTATGGTCTTGGTGATGTGTTAATACCTTTTGCCAAAACACCAGCTAATTTAACAAAGGCAATTGTTGATTATTCACCTGCTGGTTTGATTAGTACCATAAATAAAGGTATTAATTTAAAAAGATCACTTGCAAATGGGCAATATACTGCCACTATGCAACATGAATTTGTTCAAAGTTTAGGAAAGGCTACTGCTGGTACTATGCTATATATACTTGGTATTGCACTTGCGAAGGCTGGAATAACAAGCGGTGATAGTGATGATGACAAAGATACTGCCAATTTCTTAAAAAATACTTTAGGAATTAATTCTTATTCAATTAAAATTGGTGGTAAGTCATTTACTTATGATTGGGCTCAACCTTTGGCTGCTCCATTATCAATAACTGCTAATGTAGTTAATTCTAAAAGTAGTGATTCTGAAGCATTATTAGAAGGAATAGTCGGTTCCTTAGATAGTGCTGGAAGTATTTTGCTGGAGCAATCATTTTTGCAAAGTATAAATGATGTTCTTAATGATAATGATGGTGTTGTATCCGGAATTATTAATGAAATATTAGAATTACCTGCTAGAGCAGTTCCTACTTTTTCTAAGCAAATAGCAGATTTAGTAGATGGTACTCAAAGAACTTCATTTGAATATGGAAAGCCAATTCAAAGTGCGGTAAATAATATAAAGGCAAAAATACCTTTTGCAACTAAAACTTTAAATCCCACAGTAGATACTATGGGCAGAGAAATACAAAAATATGGTGGAAAGAATAATATATTTAATGTATTTTTAAATCCTGCCACTGTTAGCACAGAAAATATAAGTGAATCTGCTGAGGAAATATATAGGCTGTACAAAGAAACTGGAGAGACAGATGTTATGCCTAGAGTAGCACCTTACTATATAAATCAAAAAGGTGAAAAGATTATGATGACAGGTAAAGATAGAGTTGAATATCAAAAAATATCTGGTGAAATAATAGAAGATAATATCAAAAAACTAATTAATAATGCATCTTATTCAAGTATGTCCGATTCGGATAAGGCAAATGTTGTTAAAGATATAGTTAATTATTCTTATAACATCGCCAAAAAGGATGTATTAGGATTAGAACTTTCTAATACATATCAAAAAGCATATGAATATTCTGAAATAGGAGATATAGGAGATTATTATACATTTAAAGAAAGTATTGATAATACTGATAAAGATACCAAAAAGGCTAGTATAACTAAATTCTTGATAGATAGTGATTTGACTAATGAGCAATTAGCATATTTATATGGTAATTATTATTCAAGTGATAAAGTTTTAAATGCTTTGGTACAATCAAACATACCAATTAAAGAATACATAAAGTTTAATTCTGAAACATTTGAGAGTGATTATTATACAAATGGCAAGACTGTACCTAATTCTAGAAAAAATAAAGTGATTAAGTATATTAATAGTTTAAATCTTAGTATTCCTCAAAAAGCAATGCTTATTAAAATGGAATATAGTAGTTTTAAGCAATACGACAACCAAATAGTTAAATATGTTAATAATATTGATTGTTCTTCCTATGATAAAAAAGTAATACTAAAGACTATTGGATTTACTAGTTATGATAAGGATATAATTAATATTATCAACTCTAAAAACATATCTGTTGAAGAGAAGACCAAAGAGTTAGAAGAACTAGGATTCAAAGTAAGAAATGGTAGGGTGTATACAAAATGATAAATAAAAGAGATATAAATAAGTTACGAACACCAGAAGACTTAGAAAGAAAGTATAACCTCAATGATATTTTGACATTAAAAGAAAACTATGAATTACAAAAAAACGGACTTAATAAAGTAGAAAATGAGTTAAATAACTTTGTGATTGCAACAGGAAAGAACTTAAAAGAACTTCAAGACCAGGTAGATGGAAACATTACTACCTGGTTTTATTCTGGAGTTCCTACTGATGGTAATGAACCCGCTAAAAATTGGACTACTGATAATGAAAAAAATAATCACTTAGGAGACCTTTATTATGATAAAGATACTGGTTACGCCTATAGATACTCACTTGATAATGATGTTTATAGTTGGATAAAAATTACCGATAATGATGTTACTCAAGCTCTTGCAATAGCAAATAGTGCTAAAGATACCGCTGATAGTAAGAGAAGAGTTTTTGTGGTTGAGCCAACAACACCTTATGATTGCGGGGATTTATGGATTAAAGATGAAGAATTATATAGATGCCAAACCACTAAATCAAAGGATGAAACATTTGAAGAAAATGACTGGATAATTGCTACTAAATATACTGATGATACTAAAGCAAATCAGGTGGGAGAAAATCTTACTATATTAAGCGGAACTGTTACCGAGATAAAAAATAATGTTGATAAGTTAGATACTACTATGACAAATACAACTTCACTTGTTGATGAACAAGGTAGAAGCATAGGTATTTTGCAAGAACAACAATCAGAGGTTACCCAAACAGTAAACAATTTTGATATATCTATGAAAAATGTACAAAAAACATTAGATACTCAAAATGGTACTATTCAAACACTTGAAGGCAAGATTACTGATATGAATTTTAGTTTTAGCACTAAAGGTTTATCTGTAGGTACATCTAGTGATGCAAACAATTCATTGCTTGATAACCATGGTATAAAGGTATATAACTACGAAAAATTAAATGCGATCTTCAACAATAAAGGTTCTGGTATAGAAAAACTTATTGTTACTGGAACTGCCCAGATTGGATATTTAAAGTTTGTTAAATCTACCAAAAACAATAAAAAAGTAACAAAAATCTTCCATTTAAAAGAATTGATTGAAGATTTGGAAGATTTGGAGGTGTAACAAATGGAAACATTAACAAAAAGTTGGCAATATCTAGGCCAAAAGTATATTGGTAGCAGTGGCGGTAATCTATATGTAAGAATATATGCTAAGTATACAGAGCAAGATATACCGAACAATAGAACCTATGTAGTATATGAGGCAAGAAGTTATTACGATAAAGCAAGTTACATACGAGATGATCAAGGTAGTATTGGTGTAAGTGGAACTGGTGCTGATTATCAAAGTGCCGGATGTACTAGACCAACTGGTGTAGGAGAAAGCGTATCTGTTTCTACTGAGGGTTGGGTATATCATAACAATGATGGAACAAAGAGTATTAGTTGTGCTGCTTCAATTAGTTTTCCAAACTGGGGTTGGAGTAATACAGCATATGGTAGTGCAGACTTACCTAGAATACCAAGAGCCAGCGGTGTTGCTTGCAGTAGTCCTTATATTGGTGATAATGCCATCATCAGTATAGACAAAAAAGCATCATCATTTACAAGCAGAGTTACTTACAAAATTAAAAATTTGGTGGGAAATATTGAAGATAAAACTAGTGAAACTACGATACAGTTTAAAACCAGTGAAATTGAAGATAAAATATATGCATTAATTCCTGATGCTAAAGAAATAAAAGGTAATATTTTGTGTACAACCTACAATGGTGATACACAAATTGGTGATACACAAGCTACAGAATTCAATTTATATGCTAAAGAAAGTGTATGTAAGCCCGATGTATCTGCTACTATAGTTGATACTAATACAAATGTTACGAGTATAACTGGTAGTAATACTAAATTCGTTAAGTACCTATCTAAACCAAAAGTAACTGTTTCTGCCACCGCTAAAAAGAGTGCTACTATCAAAAATTATTCAATTAATTTGAATGATGGACAAGCTTCTAATTTGCAAGAAAATACTTTTGATACTATAGGTTCAAATAAAGTAAGTGTATCTGTAACTGATAGTAGAAATTATTCTAATTCAGCAGATGTAACTTTAGATATGATTGATTACATCAAGTTACACATAAATACTATTTCAATTACTAGACCAGAGGGTACTTCAAATGAGGCCATTCTAAATTGTAATGGTGCTTATTATAATGGTTCATTTACAGATACTAAGGCTAATTCATTAAGCGGTAGTTTTAAATATAGAAAATCGGGAACTACTGATTGGACTGATGGTGGTAGTATAACTGCTACTATTACTGACAATACATTTAGGGTAAGTAATTTACTATTAGGTAGTTCATTTGCCTATGATGAAGAATATCAGTTTCAAATATCTTTTGAAGATGTGTTTGTAATTGCTACTGAAGCGGTCACATTACCAAAAGGTCAAGAAGCAATGGCAATTGGTGAAGATGGTGTTGATGTGTATGGAAAACTTAATCTGAATGATTATCCAGTGCTTTTCTTCACAGTAGAGGAAGATTGGCAAGAATAAGAAAAGGAGATGTAAAATGAAAAAAGTAAACTATGAGTTAATGAGGGGGGGGGTCGTTTACTAACAAAAACGATAATCTCTCTAAACATGATTGGAGGGAGTATTATTTAGTACTTACTCCAATGGGAGCAAGTTATGGCTTGTAAAGGTGGAACACTAAAAAGTGGTACTGATAACTACTATCCAAATGCTTACTATAAAGTTGGAGATTTGTTTCTAACTACAAGAAATGAAAATCCATCTTTAAGATTTGGCGGTATTTGGGAGTTGTTTGGTAAAGGCAAAACTTTGGTGTGTGTAGATGATAGTGATAGTGATTTTAAGACTGTAAAGAAAACTGGAGGAGAGAAGACACATACATTAACGATTAATGAAATGCCAAAACACAATCATGCTGGTTGGTGGAGAACTGTAAATGCAAATGGTAATACTTATGTAGCTGGTTTGTCTGATGCTTATGATGGTGTTGCTGGTGCTTCTGTTGCTTCTAATACTGGTGGAAGTCAGCCACATAACAATTTACAACCATACATAACTTGCTACATATGGATTAGGACTGAATAATGCGAACTTTAATGAAAGTATTGAAAAATTTGTTTGGAAATAATACTAAAATATCTGCAAGTAACATAGCAATTAAAAATTCAAATAATAAAGGTATGAGTCTTGACAATTATCTAAAAAAAACTACCTTGTATGATAATCCAGATGGAACAAATGCCAATTTTACATTAACCGATAGTGCTTCTAACTATGAATATTTAGAAATATTTTTTGGTTATGGTAAAAATGGTAATTTTGGAAACAGCAGTGTAAAACTTTTTTATGAGTATCAACAAAGTGCAAACCTAATATTAGGAATCTATGATGGTACTAGCGCACAACAAATGATGACCACTGTTGATGTAGATAATAGAAATGTATCAATTAGAAAATGCGGTTTGGTAGACTTGACTACACATGATAAATATACAATAAGTTATATAAAAATATACAAGGTTGTTGGCTATAAATAAAATAGAGAGAGATTAGATATGTTAGTAAATAAAATTATGAAAGTATTAAGTAATTTATTTGGATTAAATAGAAAAATTAGTGCTAATGATGTGGCGGTAAAGAGTCCAGATAATAAAGTAAGGTTATTAAGTGAATGTGTAGTTGTTGATAGTGGAACTAATTCAAATGGAAGTTGGATTAAATATGGTGATGGAACAATGATTGTATTGCAAGAATATCTTGATACAAAAACTATTTATGTTGCAATGGGGACTCTAAAAAGAGTTGGTTTAAAGGCGCCTCCTGATTTTCCACGAGAATTTAAAGAACCACCAATAGTGCAAATAACTTTACAGCATGCCTGGCTAGCATGGTTGATGGGTATTGAAGGTAATGCAACTACAACAAATGCTACTGGTAAAGAATTAATTCCGATAGCTAGTGTAGAGCAAACAACACTTACTGATGTCAAAATACATATTTTAGCGATAGGGAAATGGAAATAAAAGAAAGAGGTTGAGTAATGAAAAAAGAAGAATTAGAAAGATTGGTGGAAGCGGATCAAAGAAGTAAATCCAATACAAAAAGACTAGACAAATTGGAGCCAAAAGTCGATGATATTCATAGCTTAGCATTGTCAGTTCAAGCAATAGCAACTGAAATGAAAGCAATGAGAGAAAATATGACACAAATAGATAATAGAGTGTTAGCAATTGAGGCTAAGCCCAGCAAGAAACTGGATTCTATTTGGGGATTTGTAGTGTCGGCTTTAATAGGCGGTATTATAGCATTTATATTTGTAAAATTAGGAATGAAGTAGGAGGTGATTTAGATGGAATTAAGTACACTAATAAGTTTGGTAACAATTATAGTTGCATGGCTTTTAGGATATATTTCTAAAAGATCAACTTGGGTAAATAACAGAATTATTCCTATTCAAAATATTTTAATAGGGGTAATAGTAGCGATTATAGAATGGGTTGTTACTAAAGATTTTAAAGTTGCTATTGCTTTGAGTGGAATAATAGCAGGTGGAACATATGATGTATTTCATAATTTAGAAAAAATAGTAAAAGGAGAGTAGATAATATGGTAAATATAATAAAACAAATAGTACCAGAAAGTAAATATGGTATAAAATGTCCTTATGAAATGATTCCAACTAGAATAGTAGTTCATAATACTGCTAATGATGCTACTGCAAGAAATGAGATAGCATACATGACAAACAATAACTATGAAACATCATTTCATTATGCAGTAGATGATAAAGAAATAGTGCAGGGACTACCACTAGATAGAAATGGTTGGCACAGTTCGGATGGAAATGGAAAAGGAAATAGAGAGGGTATAGCAATAGAAATTTGCTATTCCAAATCTGGCGGAGATAGATTTATCAAAGCAGAACAAAATGCTGTCGATTTAATAGTTTATTTACTAAAAAAATATAACTGGGGAATTGATAGAGTAACTAAACATCAAGATTATTGTGGTAAATATTGTCCTCATAGAACATTAGATATGGGTTGGAATAGATTTATCAATATGATAAAGACCAAACTAGAAGATAATTTACAAGTATCAACCAACATCGTTAATTGCTACTATAAAGCAAGAACTCAAAAACATCAATGGTTACCAGAAGTAAAAAATTTAGAAGATTATGCTGGTTACGAGAACATTCCTATAACTGGACTTGCTATAAGAGTTGACAAAGGAACTATTAGATATAGAGTACATCTTAAAGGAAAAGGTTGGTTACCTTTTGTTACTGGTTATGACGTTAATGATTATAATAATGGTTTTGCTGGTGATGGAGTAAATGCTATTGATTGTGTAGAATGTTACTACTATACCCCTAATGACATAAGACCTTATAAAAAGGCTAAATATAAAGTAAATAATTATCCTTATCAATACGATGACGAAAAAATTAATGGTCAAGATGGTTATGCTGGAGTATATGGAGTAACTGCTACTAAGTTTCAAATGGTTATAGAATAGAAGTAGATTTAAGTGTCTACTTCTTTTTTTGTGTCATAATTTGCTTTTTTCTTTGATTTGTGCTATAATACTCAGCCAAATGAGGGGATAATATGGTGGAAAAAAGAATAAATGATAAAGATATTATTTATAGATTAACAAGAAGAAAAGATAATGTTTTAATTATTAAATATAATATAAGAAATAAAAGGGCATGGTTTCAAACTGAAAGTATGCCAAAAAGAAAAGCTATAGATATTAACAGAGTAGTTAACCTATAGTTTTTTTTATTTACTTTATAATTAATTTATGTTAGGATAAACAATTAAAAGAAAGAAGGTGAGAAAATGGAAGAAAAGATTATAAAAGGTCCATTACCTTTTGTTGGCTTTCCTGAAACGAAGGAGGGAGAAGTTCCAGAAGGATGGACAAAAATAGAAGTAAAGAAGTAGTGGTAACTACTCCTTTATTTTATATAATTTCTTCTAAATACCTTTATAAATTCTTCTCTAGAGCCGATATTCTTTTCCCAGTATAATTGCCCTTGCTTGTGCCAATAATCATTAAATTGGCTGTCTTCTTGCTCTTTAGAGTGGCAATTTAAACATAACCTTAAGCATAGACCATATCTCATAGAATTTTGTCTATTCTTTCCTGTATATATTTCGTGCCAAGTTAGTTTATAGGTACTGCCACATAAGTAGCATCTTTCAGTATCATTACTAAATACACTATATCTATTTCTTTCTAGACTTGCTAGTTTATTTGACTTGTTTTGCATTTTTACTGGTTTTTGTTGTTTTTTTGCCAATGTTTGTGAATATTTTCTCATTTGATTGTTATTTGATTTTTGTTGTCCACTTTGTAGTCCACTTGCAGCCGGACTTTTTTTGTCAGAAGTGGACTTTTTATATTTTTTATTATTACATTCTCTACAAGTGGAAAGTTGTATTTCTTTGTTCATTAATTTACAATATGGTTTATTCTTTCTTTTTTTTAAATTTATACAATAGTTATTCAT